CCATGCTGGAACATCTCCATAAACTGATGCATAAGATAAACGATTGCGTCCTCTGCGTACATAAGCACCCATTGGCAATGAAGAAATAGTATCTCCAAGCAGTCTTACACATGCATAAACGGTAGATGTACGAATAGCAGACTCTGTGTCAACATATGTACCTGTATTGGCTACACCAAATAAAGGACGAGGTGGAATCAGTGGAAGAATATACTGACTGTTCATATCTCTGGCTTCGCCAGATGCCTTTAGTCTTTTAGATAGACTCATATTGATTTACCCGTTTCCTTTAGTTAATTTTACCATGTACTTATACCTACTCGCTTCCAAGTATCTGTTGCTATGCATATGTATATGTAATCTGCATCCCACGCAATTTCTCCAACTGTTCCTGTTGCTGTAGCAGATGCAGGAGTCTTAGTCTGTAATTCTAGTTGACCATTGATTTTAACTCTTCCAGCAAGGCCACCAGTGTTATCAAATGCACCAAATATCAGTGGAGTTGTAGTGCTTGTATTAGAGATATACAGTCTGTCAGAGTTGTTTTCATTAAGACCTGCTTGATATCCAAGGAACACACTACGATTTAGTTGGTTTCCAGAAGGATTTCGTCCTGCCTGATAACCAATCATTGTGTTGTTTTCGCCCTGGAAACTTAACTGATAGGCTCCTCTACCAACAAAAGTATTTCTGCTAGCATTTGTAATTGTTGCAACTGGTATGGTAAATCCTGATCCAGTATCAAGACCTGGTGTGCCACTGCCTGAAACATACTGTAAAATATCAGATACTATATATCCTGAACCAGTACCTGTAAGAGTTGCACTTGTAACGACTCCACCAGATACTACTATAGTAAAACGAGCAGACTGACCAGCATATGATCTTTGAGGAAATAAAGGAACACTTGTATATGTTCCATCAGTATAACCTGAGCCAGCATTTGAAATTGCACCAACTGTTGTAACGCCTGTTCCAGTAAATTGTGCAGCACCCTGTCCTACAACAACATTATCTGTTGATGATCCAGAAGCCTGAAATGCTCCAGTACCAACTCCAACATTTGCAATTCCAGTAATATTTCCTTGACCAGAAATTCCTCCAACCCAAGTTCCGCCTGCTGTAGTTGAAAATTGAGCAGCACTAGATCCTATAGCAACAATGCCAGCACCAGTGGTTAAAGTAGATGCTGAGTTTGCTCCATAAGCAGTGTTGTTTGTTCCAGTTGTAGAAAGAAGTGAATTGTGACCAACTGCTGTGCTATCAGTTCCAGTGGTATTGGCTCTAAGAGCAAAGTTACCAATAGCAACATTGCGTTGTCCATTATTAAACTGTAATGTTGCAGCACCAATTCCAACATTGTTGCTTCCTGTTGTGTTTGCATCAAGTGAACCAGAGCCAATAGAAATATTGTTGCTTCCAGTTGTATTAGCAAATAAAGCAGCCTGACCAATTCCAATGTTATCGCTTCCAGTAGTGCTTTGAAGTGCATTTGATCCAACTGCTGTGTTGCTATTTCCTGTTAAGTTTGCAGCAAGCGTATTAGCACCAAGTGCTGTGTTACGAGCACCTGTTGTATTTAATCGCAGTGCCTGAAAGCCAACTGCTAGATTTTGATTTCCAGTTGTATTGGCTGAAAGTGCAAGTGATCCAATTGCTGTTTGTTGATTTACAGTAGTGTTAGCAGCAAGAGCAGAACCACCAATGGCAACATTGTCTCCACCAGTTGTATTGTTTTGAAGTGCTAAAACTCCAATAGCAGTATTGCCTTGTCCTGTGGTTGTATTTTCAAGAGCATTTGCTCCAATACCAAAGTTTCCACTGGCAGTTGTTGCTGTTGCTAATGCACGAAATCCCATTGCAACATTTGATGCACCAGTTGTATTATTTTCAAGTGCAAGTGGACCAATTGCTAGATTGTAGTTTCCAGTATCATTATCTTTAAGAGCATTTGAACCAATAGCAATATTGTTTTCACCTGTTGTATTAAATTCTAGTGCTGAAAATCCAACTGCTAAATTGTTAGTACCAGTTGTATTTAATCTTAATGCCTGTCCTCCAATGGCTAATAGACCACCTGCTGTAGTGTTTGAGTCTAATGCACCACTACCAACAGCAATATTGCTACTTCCTGTTGTATTGTTTTGAAGAGCAGCAGAACCAATTGCAATATTGCTAGAGCCTGTAGTGTTATCCATTAAAGTAAAGTTACCAATACCAACATTCCCATTGTTAGATGTACCAAATCTCATAGAATCAGCACCAATGGCTACATTGTTTCCACCATCTGTGTTTTCTTGCAATGCACGAGATCCAATAGCAAAGTTTTGCTGGCCAGTAAGATTAGACTCAAGAGTCTCTGTATTACCAATAGCAATGTTTCCAAACAGTGTTCTTGTAAGACCAACACCAATCTTAATTGGTGCAAATGATCCTGCTTCAATAACTACTGCTGATTGAATGTTTGGAGTTCCATCATTTACTACTATTGTTGATCCCGTTCCAGTTTGTGAAAATATAGATGATGTGTTTCCTGTTGAACGAATTGGTCCCGCAGTTAAATCAGCAACTCCCACTCCCGTTGCACCTGTGGCACCTGTAACTCCAGTAACTCCTGTAGGGCCTGTCGCTCCCGCAGGGCCTGACGCTCCTGTAACTCCTGTTGCTCCCGTTGAGCCTGTAACTCCTGTTGGGCCTGTAGCCCCAGTTACACCAATTGGCCCAGTTGCACCCGTAGGTCCAACAACTCCTGCTGCAGTTACTGCAAGAATTAATTGATGATTGTTAGCAAAGTTAGTTGTTCCAGTTCCTGCTGATGTAATTAAAGTTACTGGAATCTCAAAATAATCTATTTGAGGAATTGGTGTTGCAGAGATAGTCCACTTCTGATAATTACCTGAAACATTTTTGTCTTGTAAAATTATTGTGTCGTTTGTCTTAAGCAATGCCAAGAATATATCAATATCAACACCATCTTGATTAATATGGCTAACATTGATTTGTGTTGCAGAAACCTGTGTTGCATTGTTCCAAATTAAATGACCTGTTCCAGGATCTCCTGTTGTTATTGTGGTCTTTGCTTGGTAATCATAATAGTTTACTGATCCACCGTCTGCTCCTGTGGCTCCAGTGGGTCCCGTCGCTCCTGTCACACCAATTGGTCCTGTGCTTCCAGTTGCCCCAGAAGGACCAGTTGCACCAGTCGCTCCAGTACTTCCTGTTGCTCCAGTTGATCCAGTCGCACCTGTACTTCCAGTAGGTCCTGTGCTACCAGTTGAGCCTGTTGCTCCAGTAGGACCAGTGGCTCCTGGATAACCAGGTGAAGTAATTGTAACAACATTGTTGACTTCATCAACTGTAACTACATTTGTTACTGATGTAACATTAACATTAGGCATTCAGTGTCACCTGATCTCTTACTGTTACGCTACCCTGCATTAGTCTGGTAACAACGCCACCAGTTTCTATTTCTAAATCATAAACATAAAATCCACCTGTAATAGCAGCAGTTTGATTTGTTGTAGCAGTCAAACTAAGTGTTCCAGTCAAAGGTGTAATCACAATACCTGAACTTGGAGAAGCAAGAGTTAGCACAGCATTGTCAGAACCAAACTTAGGACGCACCTGCATACGAGCAGTGTATCCAGTTAGGTTAAATGGGACTCCATTGTTGTTATTGTATTGAACTGTTAGAGTCCATTGTGCACCCTGATCCATTGTGATATTGTATATACCTGCGATTGCCATGTTATTCTTTCTCCGTAGCCCAGATTAAAAATCCGCCAAGTGCGATGAAACTAACAGGAGGAAAGATCAAGAATAAGCCATATGCTGCTAGTCCTACACCAATTACTTCAGTCGTTAATGACCAGTCTATGTTTGGCTTCTTTGTTTTCATGTTTCTCCTTATAGTGAAAAGAATCTTGCTACAGGCTTTGTTGGTACTGGCACTGTGGCACGATCATAAGAAAAGATTGATGCCACGCAAGCGTCAATCTTCTTTTTGCTGTTTGCTTTTTGAATCATGAGTCCTCTTGATGAGGTCTTCGTCATAGAGTTTGCTACATGTCTATTTAATGCTTCATGTCCTGAGTGAGTAAATGAGTTATTCATAACTGCCTCATAAAATTTGGCTGTTGCTGGTACCATACGCTCTGCAGAGTTTGGATAAGACACGACGGGCATTCCCTCTTCATCAAATAGCATAAAAGTTCTAGAATATCTGGCAGGATCAAATACTACCTCACGAATGCTGTAGTCTGGATTTCTGTATGCCTCTATTATAGCAGATTCTACCTCAGCAACTGGAATGAACCAGTTCTGATCTGCATCATCTGGTCTTTCCCAAATTGCTAAAACATCTAAGTGAGGCTTTTCTCCACCAAGATACCAAGCAACAATTGCTGTTGAGTCTCCATTAAAGGATCCGTCAAAGCCTAAGATAACATCTTCGCCAGGAATTTGTTCTCTGTTCTTAACAGTTAGTGCATCCCAAGCATCTGTAGGAATCCAAGTCTGAGCAGAGTCAGTCCATAGATTAAGTCTTTTAGTTTTAAATTCAGCCTCTGGAGTCAAGAGCGAAGCAGATTTCATATCATCAGCAGATAGGATATCGCCATAAGAAGGATTGGCTAAACGCCAGTTGTCTTCATCCTTGTAGTTAAGTTTTTCATCGCCTTGATACCATGCGAAAAAGAAGGAAGGATCTTCTACTTCTCCTTTAGAGAGTTGTACTCCTCTTTGGTACATTTGGAAACAGAGGGACTCTTTACCTGACGAGTCATACTTCGTTCCAGCAGTGGTAATTGCTACAAGCATTGGCTCTAAACGAGCACCCATAGAAAGCGACATTGTGTCGTATAGTTCTCTATTTGGCTGTGAGTGCAACTCGTCAAATGCCACAAATGTAGAGTTTAGACCTTCTTTCGTGAACGCTTCTGACGAAAGGGCTCTGTATACTGTACCTGTGCTAGGGTTATATATAACATCTCTGAATGTTTGTAATACCTCTGAGAGTTCTGGTTCTAGTTCAACCATTCTCTTTACCGTTTTAAAAATAATCTTAGCCTGCTCTTTATCTGCAGCACAAGAATAAATCTGACCACCGTTTACGCCAAGCAATAACTGCTCTAGCACCAAAGTAGAAAGAAGAGCAGACTTGCCTGCTTTACGAGGAATCCCAATCAAAGCACGGCGATGTTTTAGAAGGCCATCTTCATTTTCTGCATACAAATTGATAAGCAGTTCTTTCTGCCAGTCACGCAAGACTAGTTTCTCGCCAACATTACCAGCGATAGAGTCTTCTGTAATACGGCAAAGCGTCTCAGCAAAATCAATAACATCATATCCACGGCTATTAGCCTTCTCAATATCTGAGACAGGAGACAGATATGTTGGAGGCCAATGTTCTATTTTGTTCTCCATGATTAACCCTTGAATGCCAGAGAGAGCCTGTCGTTATCAAAATCAATTTCTAAGACTTCAACTTCTATGTCATGGCCAACTGTAAATTGCTCAGGAGTCCATTTGCCCATCTTAGATTTATGAACTAAACCAGATACTAGGCCAAGGGACACGAAGACTCCAAAATTATTAATTCCAGAAACTGTTCCTTTATATGCCAGGCCTTCTTTGAGTTTGCTAAGGTGAATCATCTTCTCTTGCTTAAGGTCAGTCTCAATGAGTGCCTTGCGAGATATTACAATGTTGCTCTTGTGTCGTTCAAACTGAATAATCTTGGCTTCTACTGTTTGGCCAACGAATGTGGTAAAGTCAGAGTCCTTATTTATGTGAGACTGTGATGAAGGTAAGAATGCTCTTACTCCAATATCAACAATCATGCCACCTTTAACAACCTTGGTAATAACACCAGTAACAACCTTTTGCTCAGAGTTCCAGATAGCCTCTACCTGATCCCATAGAGAAATTACTTCTGCTTCCTTCATGGATAGGACGAACTGTCCTTCTTCATCAAGTCTGATTATGTTGGCTTGGACCATTTGACCAATAGACAAGATATCGTAAACATCAAAGACTCTTTTTGCTGATATCTCCTTCATAGGAATAAAGGCTTCTGTCTTAGAGCCAATATCTAAAAGGACTCCATCACGATCAATCTGAACCACTATGCCCTTAACCATATCGCCAATTGCGTATGATCTCATGGATTCATCTATTGCTCTTAGGAAGTCTTCTGCTGTCCCTATGTCGTTAATTGCTATCTTGCTCATTGTCTGCCCCTTGGTTGATTGTGTCTTCGTCAAATACTATTTTAGCACGACGCTCTCTCTTCTCCAATAATCTATCAATTGAAGTTGCTGCTCGTACTTCTGCTACACCTAAACGAGATCTGGAAACTGGATCAAAGCCCAGTGAGGTCAGAGCATCTGTGTATGCTTTGTTAATTGCCACATATGCCTTAGCATCTGCAGGCTCTGTAGAAATCATATAACGGTCTCTTGCTGCTTCATTAGCATCAGCCAAATGCGATGCATTCTTGATAGCCTCAATATCACTAACAGGACTAAGCCAGGTTATAGCAACGCCCCATGCACGATTCCATAAATCTAATCCTGAATGCTTAAGACTCTCAGGTGGTGTTGGTATTTCTTTAGCCATTGGCAAATGCGTAATCACATTTAAATCAGGCAAAGGTCGTCCTCCAGGGTTGCCAAGAAGTCTTTTAATCTCATTAGGCTTTGGAGGCCTTCCCGCAGTTGGTTGAGCCATTTTTTAGTTTTTTCCTTTTCTACTAATTCCTTTTTGCAACATCGTTGACAAATTTGTCCCAAATGTCCAAATCTTATAATATTGCTATATTATACAGGAAGG